GTGTCCCCAATAGCGTGTAACATTCATGCAAGGGGGATGTAACTTTTCGCCAAAAACTCAGCTTTCACGCACAATCACACGCCCAAGCTCATCAATCTTGTATCTGCGCTTGTGTTCATACAGTTCATGTATCTCCGCATGGTGTTCGCGGCAGACGCACTGAAGATTTGACCATGATAATGTGATGTCTGGATTGTTGATGTTGTCCGGTGTCAACTCAACTTTGTGATGGACAATCTCACAAGGTTTGTACATCCCTTGAGCAAGACAGATCTCGCACAGGCCGCGCTTTGATTTTTTGTAAGCGTCTCGCGTGCGTTGCCAAGCTTTGGATGAATAGAACCGCCGTGCATACTCTTTCATGATTTGATGCAATCCCCGCCGATAACATCTTTAACATTTCTGTTATCCCTCGAATGAACGACCCTTGGAAGAAAGGATGAACGAAGCAAGCATGATAAATAAAAAGACACAAGACATTTCTGCCTTGCGCCCTTTTGCAGTTTACATTCTACCACGTGCCAATACTGTAATTCTATGTACTCTTTTCTGTTTGAGAATTGATAAGAAGCTCGACTTCAATTAGCCCTCGCCGCCTGAGCTTCATGATGTTCTCATAAGAGTAATTCATATCAACGGCGATCTGTTCCCATGTCTTCATGTCGAGATAATATCCGATCATGGCAAGGCGAACATTGCGAGTCTGCACCTTCATCAAGGTTATGAAGATCTCACGCTTGACATCGACAAGCTCATCTATCTTCATATTGATGTCGCTCTCAAGCTCGGCTAGTTTGTCAAACTTGTGCGGATCATGAGAACCGGAAACGACATCAGCGTTGAGTGTTTGCGTGATGTTGGTCAGCCGGTCGCGGGTGTGCTGTTGCAGTTCGAGCAGTTGACTGATCTCCCTGTCAATTCGCCGTGCCCGGTTCAAGAATTGTTTAGCTGTCAAATATCATCCCCCCAAAACATATCAATGTACTTCTGCGCGAGTTGCTTGCATTCCTCGGTCTGTTCGTTTGGGTGCTGCCGGTTCCAGTCGTAGCAGTATGCTAACCCCTGCCAGAGTGACCGTTGTCTCGGCGTCAGATCCGGAAGCTCTTGCATTCGGAATGCGGCGAGTTTGATATCTTGCAATGTGTAGTTCTTCAAAACGGTAACTCCTCAAGCTCTGCTTGCTCTGTTGCTTTCATGGATATCTTGCCGACATTTCCATGCCACCACATCCGCACAATTCCCGGCTCAGCGTGTCGGTTTTTTGCAACGTTCAACTCAATCTCCTCCATCTCCGGTGTCTCTCCGCTTTCTTTGATTGTGTAGTAGTCAGGCCGATGCAAGAGGATGATCGCCCCGGCATCCTGTTCAATTGCACCAGAGTCACGCAAATCAGCCATTGACGGACGCTTGTCAGATCGTGCGGTGCTTTCCCGGTTGAGCTGGCAAAGCGCAAGAACTGGAACATTCAGAGTCTTTGCCATCGCCTTTAGGTTTGCGGAAATCTCTGTCATCTGCTCATACTTTGGCTTCTGGCGGCTTTCTTCAGACGGTGTAATCAAACCGATGTAGTCAATGATGATGCATGAGAGGTTCGCAATCTGTCTGGCCTTGCGTCCGATCTCGCCGACCGTCATGCCGTTGGTGGTCAGGAAGAACGGTTTATTCTTGTTGTCTGAAAGCCAGTCATACATCTCAAACTCTTCCTGGCTGTTGATGCGCCCGGTCATGAGTTTCGTGTAATAGATGCCAGTTTCTAATGATATACGCTTTGCTTGGATTTGCGGGGCCGACATCTCAAGCGATACGAACAGTACCGAGCCGCCACGGTTAACAATGTTCTGAGCGATGTTAATTCCGAGCGTGGTCTTTCCCATCCCTGGCCTTGCTCCGATAATGTAAACTTCCGAACGGAACATCCCGCCGCCGAGCTGATTGTCAAGGTCAGCAAATCCTGTTTTGCAAAAAGCGTTCTCCGGGTCTTTCTTCGTGATGTCGTAGTAGTCAAGGAAGATATCATTCAGGGCAGAACTGTCAACAACATCGGAGTCAAAGCCCTTCAAGCTCTGAATCAGTGTAACCATGTTATCGGCCATCTGCTTCCAGTCTCCGAAATTAATAGATGTTGCCATCTCCATCGAAGCTTCTGAAAGCTTTTGCCGATTGGCGTTGTCTTTAACTTGCTGGCAATACAACCGAGCGTTTGCCGCTGTCGGTGTCAGGCTGAGGATATCCCGCATCAGCTCCGCATAATCCCCCGGCTTGCGATTTGACATCTCGCTTGCGATCAACAGCACATCGTCAAACGGTTTTCCTCTTTGCCTGAAGTCATCAATTACCTCAAACGCAAGTCGGCATCGAGCGTCACTGAAATCATCTGCGGTCAGTCCAACTCGGTCGGCTTCTGCAATGCACGCTCCATCAAACAGGATGGAGCCGATAACAGCCATTTCACTTTCATGCTGTGCCAACCTCTGCCACCTTCCCGTCTTTGTTGATTATGTACGACTTTCCGTTGTGAACAAACGCAAACCCCGGCTGACCAGGGCGAGGAACCGAACCGCCTTCAAGCGGTTTCGGTGACTCGCTTTCTTTTTTATTTTTTTCTTTTATATTGATATAGATATCCTTATCGGTATCTATATCAATATCCTTATCCTTATCTATATCTATATCTTGGTTTTTCCCCTTTTTCCCCATTGAGGAAATCCACTTCTTGATTGTTTCTTCTGGGATACCATAATGCTCGGCTGTAGCTTTTCGACCATGCTCTTTGTAATATGCCATCCACTCTTCCGGTGGTATCCATTTTCTCGGTCTTCCCCCTTTCGCACCGTTCTCTTTGTTTGCGGTGTACCGCTCAACGGACTTGTTGATAACAGGAAAGATGTTTACAAGAGCCATCCGCTCAAGGTCTGATTGTGGCTTTGGTGCAGTTCCGTCAATGCGGTATTTAAACAGCTCCAAGAAAAAAGGCCATCGCCGTTCGGCTGGTAACAGATTTATGCTATCAATGTAAGACTGAAGCACAACAAACCCGTCAGCAATATCAATCACCACCTATTCGTAGTTAAGTAAAAATGTTCTGGCCTCATAATACATCACATCAAAAATTAGCTTTCCGCTTGTGTTGGCGGCACAGAACAGGATTTGGCAGTCATACCTGGCAAGCCAAGACAGGATGCTACCAACAAGCGATTTAGGCCGCATTTTTGATGCATAGAAGCCACGGTAAATCTTCTCCCATGTACAACCCTCAATGAGCATATAGAGTTTGATACCGGCCTCTTTCGCCCTGTTAAACTCGCGCTCGAATCGGTCACGCTCATGGCAGTAGCAGTAACACAGCTCGTCAATGGACATCTTCCGCTCAACGGCGGCTGAGATGTTAACCCAACCGCCATTAGCAAGAACCTTTGCGGAATAATCCCCCGCATTGAGCTTCTGACGCTGCCAGAGCGGAAACGCCTTGATGCGTTCCTTAAAAAGCGGCGTTTCTTGTTCTCTGGTGTCCACAATGACCGTCAGCGTTTTGAGGGCTGTTTCAACCTCAATCGGATGCATGGTGCATCAAAATGGGAGATCGTCATCGTCTGAGTCGATGGATGCGATGGATGCGTTTGATTCCGGCGTTTCTACTTCTTTGCGCTTGAGCTTCCGGCACTTGGCGATCTTGAATTTTCCGGCCCGGATGCTGTCGAGATCCGTGCAAGAGTAGGCCTCCGTGCTGATCCCGCTGTTTCCGTTAAACTCCCACTCAAATTCGCGGTAAAGGATGCCAAGCACCTTACTTTTTAGGTGAGTTTCATCCCAGTCCCAAGTGTAGCCAGGATTGCACTCTTCAAGGACAGCAGCAAGGTTGTTCACGGCATTCTGCTTCCAAACATCCTGCTGACTGCCATCTCCGCTTGGGAGATTAATCCTCCACGTTCCACGCCACTTCTTATCGCCGTCCATCTGGTTGTTGTAGTCGTGCCGCCAGAAGTCTTTGTAATCGCCCTCGGTGATGTCAAAGCTGATAACAAGCGTATTGCCCCATGAATAATTGAGGACTTCAGCGTTGAGGATCTTGCAGACATAGCCGCCGGTTGGAAGAGTCTCACGCCCACCGCTTGCGGATTTCTGAGCTTTGAAGTTGTTGAATTTTGGGATCATAGTTTATTCTCCTTTGTTGTTAATAATTATTCAGTCTATTCATTTTCAAGCACTTCCCCGGTGCTATCGTCAATTTGACGAAGTGGGCAACTATCACCCACATACTTGTCAGGAAACGAGCAGATTTCATAATTCAATCCGCATCTGTGTGAAGCGTCACGATAGTAGTAGCAATGCCGACAAGTGATATGCGAATTGCCCCGCTCGTCAACAGGGAAATATACATCGACTGTCGCCGTTGCGTGAACGTAGGAAGAGATACCATTTTCAAAAGATGCCACAGCCATCACCATCCTCTGAAAACAGACTGCTTTGATTAATCTGGTTCTCATTCTCGGCGGTCTGTAGGTTTTTGATCGATACGTTGTAATAGCTTTCTTTGAGCTCGACCCCGACATACTTTCTGCCCATAATCAGGGCTTTGTAACCAGTTGAAGCGATGCCGTTAAACGGATCGAGGACAATGTCGCCGGGATTGCTCCAAAGCTCGATGCCCCGCTCAATGACTGGGAGTTGTAACGGGCAGATATGCCGCTCGTCTGCGTCCTCTCTGGCAATCTTGCCGTTGAGCGTGTCGCTCTGGTTGATATCCCACCAAACAGGCGAGGAATATTCATCCCAAACAGGACTCGCCACTTGTTGCCATTTACTGACGGGATAGCTTTCATTTGTATGCGCCACCCGCTCTGGGTTGTCTCCTGGCTTTCGGAACGTGACAAGATAATCAGGGATGCCTTGACGGCTCATGCAAGAGTCTTTCTTGATCTGCTTGTGAAGAAGCCCCAGAGCTTTTGTTCTTTGCATCGCTGTGACTGGATTTTTCCAGATACAGACCTCAGAGTGGTAAATGAAACCAAGTGACTGCATCCAGCGAATAACATCGCCACGGAAATCCTTGATGCCGATATAGCCGTCTTTCTCTTTGCTTGTCGGTAAGTTCATACAATGGATTGAGACATTCCGACCAGGCATCATGCACCGATACCATTCTCGCCCAAGAAATTGATACTGCTCGGCGAACTCTTCATACGTTTTGCTGTTTCCCATGTCTCTATCGCTGTTTGAGTAAGTATAGAGACTCGCAAAGGGAATGGAAGTGATAGAATAATGAATGCTGTTGTCTGGGATGCCTTGCAGGACTTCAACAGAGTCGCCATGATAGAGCACCCAGTTTTTCCCGCTTGCTTGATTTAATACTTTCATGCGCTCACCAACCAATCTGGGATAGTCATTTCAATCTGTGGATTGTACGGAATTGATATTCTGACAGTTCCCCTTATTTCTTCTTCTAAGATTTCTTTTGTATGCTGCACCATCTCAGCGACCATCAAAGCCGCCTGTTTTTCTTTGCGGTCTATATTATCTTTGACCGCCCCTTCTGCCTCGCTTATTATGATGTACACGTTAACAGGATGTTTTTGACCAAACCGCCAACAACGGCGAATTGCTTGATACATCATTTCAAAGCTGTCAGATAATCCAACAAAAATCATATTATGGCAATTTTGCCAGTTCAGCCCGAAAGCGGCGATTGACGGCTTGACAATCAACCTTTTCGCTTCTCCGATTGTGAAGCGGTTCAAGCGGTCGGCTTTGACTTCAATATCGTCAGATCCTCGGACTTCGATATTATTCGGGATAATTCGCTTCAACTCGTCAGCTTCGGCATTTAGGTCACACCATATCAGCCATTGAGCATCGGGCTCCGTTTCAATCAGGTCAAGAGCCGCTCGGCATCTGTCTTCAAGACTATTCCGTCTTGCGTTGCGGCGTTCGTTCAAGGTATGGGCGACTTCCGCAAAGAATGAGTAGTTGTCATTGACAATGTTCTCATCATAACTGATTGTGATTTGCTCTGTTCTCAGCTCTGGCAAGTTAAAGCCCGTGTTATCGTATCCCAGATCTCCCGGCTTTGTCAGGACAACCGCCCACGTTGCAAGCCATTCCCAAAACCGATCTTGAGCGTGACCCTTAAGCCGCCATTTTGAAGTATCAGCCCCATCATGAATAAAATACGTTGCAAGCATCTCGGTTCTGCTCATAACCCCGCAAAACTCTGATTGATTGCCCAGCTCCATAAAGTCATTCGGAGCCGGTGTCGCCGTGCATGAGAGCTTGTAGGGAGTGTTTCGGAACTTCTCTATGATTTCCGTTCTCATCTTGCCAGAGTAGTTTTTGAGGATTGAGCTTTCATCGAGAACAACGCCACAGAACTCAGCCGCATCGAAATGGTCTAACATCTCATAATTCGTGACATTGATGCCTGGTCTAACGTGCTTCTGATCCCGCACGACAGTCACCGCAAAGCCGAATTTTTCGCCCTCACGCTTGGCCTGTTCTGCAACCGACAGCGGGCAGACAATCAACACGGGCTTCTGACAATGCTCTGAAACGCTTCTCGACCACTCCAAGCTCTGGATGGTCTTTCCTAAACCGCAATCCTCAAACAACGCACAGCGGCCTTTTTTCAACGCCCAAAAGACGATATCCTTTTGCCATTCGAACATCGATGAACACATTTTTGATTTTGGTTTCTCAAAGCCCGAACTGATAGCCACTTGTTTTTTGGTTTCAAGAAAAGCGTGGTATTTTTTCAGATCGCCCATCACAACCCCCAAAACGCACGGATCGCCGCATCAACGGCTTTGAGATCATTGTCAATCTGCAAGTCGAACATTCCTTCAGGCGATTTGCTTATGTCGGCTCCGTCCGATTGTGTGCGGAAGAAGTATTTATTCGTTCCTTCTTTCATCGCTCTGAGGCAGACCGTAACAAGCCCCTCAACACAAACCTTCTGATCAAGAAGCTTGCCAATTGTCTTCAGCTTCGTTTCGCCATAGTCGCTTGTTTCCTCATGCATAATCAGATAAACAATCGTGTCATCTGGAAGCTTATTTTTGATGAACATAATCAGCTCATAAGCATCATCGGCGATTTCGTTGTAAAGGTCGAATTGAGAGCTGCCGGTTTTCTTTGTATGCCCCGCCATAAACATCGCCGTCTGTTGATAACCAAAATCATCAATGACCGCCGTTTTGATCCCATGCTCCCCCATTTTTGAGAGTGCATTTTTGACTTTTTTAGAATCTGTGGTTTTATATTCATACTTGAACTTTTTCGGGAATGGAAGTCGCTTGTTTACTGTGTTCACAAACAGAATCTCTTCCTCGCCAAATTCTTTCAGGCTTCTGCTTTTGCCGGAACCGGATTTCCCGTATACAATTACGCATTCACCCATATTTATCCACCTTTCAATCTTCTTTTTCCTAAATAATCAAGCTCATAATCAAAGCACTCTTTGTCGGAGAGCGGGCGATTATAGAGCAGTATGCTGTGGTATTCGTTGAGGACATCATCATCAAATGTGACCAATCCGAGTTTTGGCTGGCAACCAGGAGCGAACGGTCTGAGCCTCATTCCGTAGGTGTATAACACGTTAGTGTTCATAGTGATCCTCCTCAGTCTCAGCGTGACAGGCGTAACAATGCCGGTATTTCTTTCCATTATGCTCCCTGATCTCGCTGAGCGCACCGCCGCATATTGGGCATGGGATTGGCTGCCAGTCATCGCAAGGAACGCTCATGTCAAAATCGGGATTTTGGGCGATCCATTCAGCACATTTGCGGTCGGCGCAGTTGTAGCATGATTTCCAGCTCATTCCTCTGCCTCCTGTTTCAGCCAGTCGAGCCAGTATTTCTTTAATTCGCCTTTCAATAGCAAATGGTCATTTCCATACGCTTTAATCGCGTTTAGCTGAATTTCTTCAAACTTATCCGCCAGTTCTTCATTCGTCATAGCCCGGATGCTGTCGGCGTTAGTTTTCTTGTGCTTATAGCCGGGGCATTGATAGGTCGTTGTTTTTGAGCCGCTTGCCATGCAGTTGTCATTTTGACAAGTAAAGCAATTGAAAGTAATTGGTTTTAACCCCTTACCATCCCTTATATCGTCTAAAACTGCCATCACTCGCCCTCTTCTGCCGAGATGATGGTGGAAGCATTGCGAATATATGACGCATACACAACCGGCATATGTCCACCATCCTTGGGCAGTAAAACTTCGTGTTGCATCAATGTATTTCTGTCTATTAAATCCCCATGCGGTGGGATTTCGATGAGTGGGCAGTAGTCTGGACGGTGGTCTACGCCTTGAGGATGTGCTTTAAAAACTATTTGGCATCCGCAATATAGTTCGTTGACACAATTTGTATCTTCAAACATCATGATCGGGCATAAATCACAGCTTTTTGGCATCTCCATGCCATTGATCAGTAAGCTCATTTTTCTCTCCTCCAATCACTATAGAAACACCACAAAAGGAAGCACACCAAGTTTCCGAAAACTTCAATAAAAAACTCATACTCATTCCTCCTTTAATCGTCCAACATTTTCCAAATCAAAGCCACGCTAAGGATAATGAAATATAGCGGCGGCATGGAAAGTTTTATGCCAAGCCAAAGCAAAAGAATAATCATCAGCTTTCCACCCTCATATCAGCCCCGCAGTTGGGACAGAAGTTTGTTTTATGCGGCATAAGGCAACCGCACTCGCATTTATAACTTCCATAGGGATTGCCAAAGCATGGAGCATCTTGCCATATCCACCGTCCATGCACCACAGGCCGCACATCAGCGGCGTGGATGGAGTCTATTTCGCTTTTATATGCAATGTCCTCATATTCTGTCCATACATCATTGTGACATCGCTCTTCAAATTCCATCCGATGAAACTTTATCTTATCGCGTTCAATGTATTTTCCCATCTTTCTTCCGTCCTTTTTTTGGCTTGTAGGCCTCAACAAACTTGGCGGCGGCTTCTGGGCAATCAATCTCCATTCGCCGGATTTCATAGCCGTCAATGGCGTTCGTCCTTATCATCTCGTTTCGTTTTTTGAGATACTCAAGAGCTTCCATGCTTGTTCGCCTTTCCTTTGCTGTCATAGATCTCCCAGTCAATCAGCACTCCACAGCTCTTGCATCTTTTGTCACCGAATGCGATGACCCCGCCGCACTTGCCGCAATAACGTGCGGTGTAGCGGGTTTTCGTTACGATGATCGGCTTAACCTTTTCCATACTTCATCTCCGGCAAAAACTGATATCTTGTCTCAAATGGCTTGAAATCACCCTCACGGCACAGCGGCTTGATCCGCTCGTCAAACTTTGCACGGTAGTAGTCCGTTTCGGCGGTGTCCTGCATAGACTCAACGAAACTGTCAAACACCTTGCCCCACTCTTCAATAAACGTGTTGATGCGCTCTTTGCCCCATCCTAAGTTATTAAGAGCAATGCAGGCGGTGTCGGTCATATAGTGGATGTATGTGTCCTTTGTTGCCTTGTAAATCCCATATTCCGCAAGCCTGATTTCATTCTGCTGACGTATCAGCAGAGCATTTTTCCTTGCCATGTTCCCCCTTCTTTCATTCGTACCATGCGAGACCCTTCTGTTTCTTTTTCCTGGGATGCTCCTTTTCCCATGCCCTGAAGCACCCCCATGAGCAAAAATACTTGTAACTCGACTTCCGTTTGTCGTATCTCTTGAATACCCACAGCGATAAATCAGGGATGAAGAACAGCTTTTTGCATTCCCCGCATTTTCTCATCGCACCGTAGGTGCCATGTGTGTCGCTCATGAATATCTCCAGTAATTTGTGCTACTCCCATCCGTCCAGTTGTCACGGAGTGTGATCTTTGAGGGGGTCCAATTCAGATACACAAAACTGCTGTCAACCGGCCTCGTTCCGGCGTACCATGTTTCCAGTTCCTCAAGAGCAATCTGCTTGAGGTTGTCAAGCACTGGGTTCTCCGGTGAGTAACCCATCCATTGCTTTGACTGAGCGCACACCGAATAGATGCTTGACGGGTATCCGGCATTGTCAACTCTGTTCAGGATGCACCAGACCGCCGTGCGGAGGTCCTTCTCGGAATTGTCTTTCACTCCGTAGAGGACGCGGGCGATCTCCCGCGCTTCCAGATCCATCGCCTGTTGACGGCTCTTCTCGCCGGTCACCAGAGAGGATGCCATTCGCTGCTGTTCCTGTTCGTCAAGATAAGCCTGCATCCGTCCCCGATACTCATGCTCCATCTCCGTCATGGTGTTTTTCCTGACAATCGTGCCGGTGATGACGCAGATCAGGACGGAGTAGACCGCCAGAGCGATCACGAAGCCTATTGCGAACGCATACCGTTTAAGGAAGCGTTCTTGCTTGATGCTCATCTTCAGGGCCTTTGGGATATCCGGTTTCGGCTCCGGCTCGTCAACGATCCTGACCGCATCTGGCGAAGCCCAGATCGGGAACATACTTGCATAATCCTGTTTCATCTGTTATAATCTCCTTTGGCATAATTCTTCTGATATCGCCGTTCATGTGGTACACACACATGGGCGGCATTTTAATTTTTGAGCAAGCCGAGTTTGTCTGCGTGTTCCAGCCACTCGGCGAATTCATCTCTTGCGGCAGAGTAGAGATAATACCAAGTCAGATCCGTCCGGTTATGAATTATCTCTTCGAGGCACTTGTCGCAGATCACGCCTGCGTTAAGATCATCAGGGTCAAAGCCCTCGCCACAATAGATGCATTCTCTGGCTTCCTCAAGGAACTCACCCTCACAGCCGCATTCCGGGCATCTGCGTCCGGCGAAGTGCTCAACCGGCCTGCCGTCCAGTTCATCGTGCGGCTCTTCCCAGAACACCATTGCATCTTCTTCATCAAAGACCGCCTTGCAATCGGGGCAAATCAGTTTCATGTCAGACTCCCCATTTTTCTACAAGCTCTCTGCGGGCTTTTTGAATTTCATCTGCTGACATGCCAGCGATCTGGTAAAACAGCTCGTTCTTTTCCGCTTCATAACCCCTTATGCGGTCTTCATAGCTCATTGCCCATTTTGTGTGCTTTGGTATCCGCTTTTTCTTCATGGCTCTTTAACCCCTTTCTTTTGCCGCCGCCGGATGCGCTTAACTCTCTGAAGCTCCACCTCAGTCATAATCATCTTTTGGAGCGGTTCCCCGTCAAGCGCAACCTTGGCGGCTTCTAAATTCTGCTTATAATGCTGATAGCGTTCGCACTTCCCATGACAGCCGACTGCCCTATCACTGCATCCTTTGCATGGTACTTTCATCTGCTCATTCTCCTTGCCAGTGTCGGAAGCGTAATGCCGTCCTTGCCGATGCAATAAAGCTTAGCGACTGTTCGCCGGTCTTTCTTGCAATACTTGGCGACATCCGTCTGTGTTAACAGCATCCGACCGCCGAAGAATGACAGCAGTGCCTCATAATTGTCTCTGTATGCTTCCGGCTCTTTCATGTTTTTTCTCCTGTTCCCCACAGGCAATTGCGGTTATGCTTCAACCTCTTCTTCCCTGACTTCAAGATGCTCCATGCAGTAATTGAACATATTGTCAATCAAATGGCACATCTTAACGTTGTTCTCAGCGCAAAAAGCGTTCAAAGCGTCATAGGTGTAGTCATAAACCATGACCGGCTTGTATCGTGGCGCAACAGGCTTTTTCTTGACTACAACAAACTTGTCTGCCATTCTTCCCCTTCCTTTCTGTCGGTTTTTTGGTACTCAGTTTTTGATATACTTCTTTCAGCCGTCAACCTTAATCAGAGAGTCGATTGTCACGCCGAAAAAATCCGCAACCTTTTTGATGTTTGCGATGCTTGGGGAACAAATCGCCCATCCTCGGATAGTCGCATTCCCAAGACCGCATTCACGTTCAAGTCTTGCTATTGAGATATTCCGCTCTTTGCATAGTTTGATGATGTTCTCGTAAATCACTTGTTCACCCCCCATTCTTAATTATTACAAAACAGATATTATTTTTACATTTTAGAGAATAGCCTATTGACATTATTTAGAGAATGTTCTAATATGATATTGCCACACATCACATGAGAAAACTCTATTGTTTTAGGCGAAGCTCTAAAACTGACACCATTATATAGAGCTTTCTCTAATTTGTCAAGTATAAAAATAGGCTAATCTCTATTTTTTAAGGGGGATGCTCTATGACAACTGTCGAACGTGTCAAAATGGTGCTGAAAGAACAAGGTATACCAGTCTCTAAAATGGAAAAAGATTTAGGCTTTTCTAATGGGTATATCGGGCAATTGAAAAAAGGAACAATCAGAGATGACAGGCTCATGGCAATTGCCGATTATCTCGGTGTAAGTTTCAAATTCTTATCAACAGGAGAGTCGCATCTTGCTAAAGACCTATTCAGAAGCAGAGGCAAAATTGCAATACAGATACCGCATGATGAAAAGTTAGAAAGAGAACTCCAAGAAATTGACGATCTTTATGAAGAACTTCAGATTCTCAGAGACAACCCAGATACACGAACTGTTCTCAATGGCATGAAGGGAATGACCCCAGAACAAATTCAAGCTATGGGCGCATTTATAGCTTCATTGAAAGGAAATCAAAATGCCGATTGAAGATGCCGATTATTTTATCCGTGTCGTAAAATTTCCCGTTCCAATTTCCGCTTGTCTGTCGCTCAATCCTGATGGAACATACAGCCTATATCTAAACGCTGACATGGACTTTGAGCATTGGCTTGACGGATGGGAACATGAAATAAACCATATCATTCATGACGATTTATACGGCGATAAAGCCATCGCAGAAATTGAGGGATTGTGATGTTTCAGCGAGACAATGGTCTATGGGTCGAAAAAATCAAAGTTGATGGGAAAACAAAGACCGTCACGGCGAAATCGCAAAAGCTCTTGAAGCAGAAGCTTCTCGATTATAAGGAACAAAGTAAAGAAGCCATCACCGTTAATACCGCTCTTGACGCTTGGCTTGCCAAAAAGGAAAAAGAAGTCACTTATAAAACGCTTGAAGGCTACAAAGCCCCCTGCGACCGCATCCGGGATCAATTCGGCGAGTGCCAGGCTGAGAACATCACACCCGCTCAGATACAAGCCTTTGTTAACAGCATCGCCGCCAGAGGATACAAACGCACGACAGTTCAACGCCCTCTCGACATTCTCAGAATGATGTTTGATTTTGTCATCACTTCCCCCGGCAGTCAGCTCCGTTCAAATCCATGCACGGGTGTCCGGCTTCCGAAAGGCCTGCAACAGGAAAACCGTGATCTCGCCCCCAGAGAAGCGATAGAGATTGTCAAGTCCTCGCTCTGGCATCCGTTCGGCCTGTTCCCCTTCTTCATCATGTACTCCGGCCTTCGGGATCAGGAAGCCCTTGCAATTCGCTCTGACGATATCCGTGACGGCTTTATCCATGTCAACAAGGCCATCTCATGGCAAAGCAATCAACCGGTGCTGAAGACAACGAAAACGGAAAACGGAATAAGAAAAGTTATCTTGCTGTCGCCGCTTGCGGATGCCATGCCAAAATTCAACGGGTATCTGTTTTCCGCTGACGGTGGTAAGAACCCGCTCACACAGACGCAATTTCGCCGACGCTGGAACGCGTATTGCAAAGATGTGGGTTTAGCCGTCTGTGAGACTGAAAAGCATTACAGCCCCACAAATAACCGCACATACGAAAAAAAGAGCTGGCATAACACAATCGTGCCATACCAGCTCCGTCATGAGTTTGCTTCATTATGTTTTGATGCGGACCTTGACCCCGCCGATGCCGCTGATTTGATGGGCCACAGCTCCGAGATACTGACCCGGAAATGGTACACCCACATCAAAGATCAACGGCGCGAAAAATCTGCTGACAAGCTTGAGCGTTTTGTAAGCAAGGTGTAATAAATGGTGTACCAGAGCCAAAAAGCCCAGATTTTACTGGCATTTTATAATCCTTGGTAAGGATGAGGTCGCCAGTTCGAATCTGGCTATCAGCTCCAATGAAAAATGCCCCGAAAAGCCTGTATTTACTGGCCTTTCGGGGTTTTTGTTTGCTTTGTACTGCTTTGCAAAAAAGTACATATTTGTACATGTTTGTACATCATTAGGGTGTACTAAATGGTGTACTAAAAGTCCCAAAAAACGGACTCAATCCGCATCATCCACCATGCCGCCATAGGTTGGCTCATGTTTGCCGAGATCCTTACGGTATTCGGCTGTGCTGATGCCAAGGATAGTGCCAAGGCAAGTGCAAAGAGCGGCTGAAATAGTTGCGACCATCTCAGCGTATCCCCATCCAAATACCTTATCAATGACGCAATAGAACGTGGTCAAAGCCGGGATAACGCAAAGCACTAACCACTTCAAAATGTCGTAGGTGTTATTACTGAGTTTCATGCAGTCTGTCTCCTTTCTATGTTGTCCAGTCTCCTGTCCACATCTATCATGTGTTGTTTGATTGCTGGCACGTTTTCGGAAAACATCTGAGCGTATTTGTTATGCGCTCGGACATCTTCCTTGATATCATCCATTTTTGTCTCGATCACAGCGATTTTTCTATCAAGATCCTGTTGCTGTTTGCGATTGGTCAAGACGATTGTCAAGATTGACCCGAAAAGTGAGATGCCGCCCGTGATTAAGGCGACCATGATTGCATCGCTCAATTTAACCACCCCTCTCTAACAATTTCGACCATGTATTATTTCCAACAATGCCGTCATGCTCTGACGGTTGATTGGGAAATACCTGCATTTGAAACTCCTTGACCTTGCCATCCAGATAAGACCCGAAGATTCCGTCCGGGTTGGTGACAATCATGCCCCTTGCCTTGAGGATTGCCTGTAACACTTCCACATCTGCCCCGCTCATGCCGTTGCATAGGACCCTCGGAGGCCAGTATTCGCTCTTTTGTTTATCCGGCTCTTCCGCCGTCTGCCAGTCGTTCAGCTGCCAGTTGTTCAGGTCAATTTCGCCTTTGATCCTCTGCGCCGCTGAAAACCGAGCGTCAATGTTATGCACTGCCGGGTTTTCAAACCTTGCGCACACAGCCTTTGTTGCGGCATAGACATCGTTCGTTGTCTTCAGAAGATTGAGGTCTGCCGGGAAGTCCCGCTTAAACTCTTTTAGCGCAAACCCAACCTGAAACTCTACGCTGTCAATGGCAAGGCCGGAGCTTTTCCATTCGTGGTACATTTCCTCTTTGCGTGACCAGTATGTCCACTGAGCCAATCCGAAACCCTTTGCGTCATGAGCAAATGCGTTCATGCTCAGCTCTCCGCTGTTGAGCTTTGCGACATAAGCTTTGCTGATTGAGCGGTAAGGCGAGAAGTCCCCCTGCACCCGGTTCGGTTCGCATCCGCTCTCGCACTCCCAGTTGCCAAGCACACCAAGCGCACCGGCCTCCGTCATCCCCGCCTGTCTGAGACGGTTGTAAATGATTTGTTCGTTCATGGCATCTCACCTACCCTCTCAAAAATTGCGATGTAGTTTTGTGCATCATCGTCCGCACAGCAGGCGCAGATGATTTCGCCTGAATGTATGCGGATGGTCTTGCTGTCGTAGCTCCACGACCACCCCTGCACATCCGCAAGACAGACGAGGGTACAGCGGTATTGCTCGGTAGTGTCCTCTGTGATGAGGTAGGCCATGCTCCCGACCTCGATCTCGTTGATGTTCCATCTGCCGCCCTCGCATCTGCTATCAGCATGGTCAAGGATTGCCCTGCCTTTTCCGTACCAGCGAAATGCGGCTGAGTCCTCACGATCGACGATGTCCTGCCCTGTGGCCTCCGTCCAGTAAAGCGGCGTTGTCGTGCAGATGCTCGGACACTCCCACATACCAACAGCTCCGTCTGGGATGGTTGTTGACTGAGGCACTTCAAAACCAACAAGAGAGGCCAAAAACAACCACAAAATAGGAAGTATTTTTTGTTGACTCATAGTTGACTGCTCAGTTTGATTGATACTCGACCGTCACGCTGCCGGCGTCGCTCCAGATGTTGTTCTGGCCCAAGAGCGAGCTGATCTGCTGCGGAGTGAGTTGGTAGGTTATGGGAGTGGTAAGCGGAGTCCAAATTGATAGCGGATTTGTGTCTTTAATGCTTGTCAGATAGCTTATCACACTTGTAGCAGTTGTTCCGACTAACAAAGACGGGAAAAAGGCATAAAGTGAAGTGTTCCTGTACCAATGCGCAGACTCGTCATTATAGGCGAAATAATGCTTTAGCATATTACACATTTTGAAGTTATAAGACGATGAGACTAGATTATAGTCAGACCTTTGGATATCGTCCCTTACGCCGAATGCTACCCTTGTATAATCTCCGACCGTACTAACACCCGTGTTTGAGAAACAATAGTCAATTTGCGATTGAATTCCATCTCCCGATATTTGGTCAAACACTTCTAAAATTGCTTCAACCGTCAGCACCCCGCTCACCACATCAAGTGTGCCGCCGTAGACAGTTCCTGCTTCGGCTTGCCAGTTGACGGGGATGGTGGAGCCGGTGTATGGTTCGTAATCGGTGGCGGTGGAGCCACGCTCAAGCTGTGCATCCGTTGAAGAATATTGGCAAGCGAACTTCACTATGTTTGCCCCGCTCGGTACTGTAACGCTTGTTCTATTTACACCAGAAACAAATGTTTCCTCATTCCAGAACGTTGCAATGCCACCCCATCCTGAGCCGCTTTTTGTAAATTTATCATTTTGTGTACATGGAAAAGCAAGGCATCTATAGTTGTTATCTGCGTGAAATTCCCCTGTTAAAAAATAATACCCGTTTTCCGCATCAGGTCTATCTTTGTTCCACAGATTCTTCCCATCTCTCTCCACCTTCGCACCCGTCCAGCCAGAGATGGGGCAGACGTTATCAGGCGATGGGTCACCGCTACCCTCCTGCACAGGCTCTATCTCAACCTCCAGCCGTCTCAGCGGCGCACTCCGCACCGTCTCAAAGCTTGCGATTGCTCCGGAGGCTGTAGCGTATTCTGGCACAACACCGCCGTTCGCCCACTCATCCAGCCAATACTCGACTCGTGTGACCGGCTCAGGCGTTTCTATATCCGCTCCGGCGATTTTGGCGAGGAAAATTTCAATCCGTGTCACAGGCGTGGGCGTGACTACATTCGCCCCGCTGATCTTCGCAAGAAACATCTCTTCTCTTGTCATCGGTGTCAGCGCACAGACCTCATTGTTTTTGATTGCGTTCAGAAATATCTCCACCCTTGCGAGCGCCTGGTCTGGCACTTCACTACCGTTCACAATTCCATCTAAATATTTCTCAATTCTTGTGATCGGTGTTAATTCATTCATGGTTAATCACCTCTTAAAACAAACGATAAACTGCATAACGAAAAGCGTAAGTTGTCGCTGATCTTTCAAGCGTGATTGTACTGTTGGTTTGATAACCGACATTCACGCCATAGTTATCACTGTGCAAAGTGTTGAGACGCTCACAAGCCTGCCTGCCGAAATAATCAACTTCCGGAGCCGCCACAACGTGCATTCTGTGTCCTCGGTACGCTCCGCTTGAAGCATTGAACTCTTTTGTGCAAAGAAGATACATCCCACCCGCTTCCGGCGTGATCGTGATTGTCGTTGCGTCTGTGACTTCTCCGGCCTCGACAAGTCTGATGTTCGCCGGAAGATTGCTGACTCGCCCCACAGAGCCGAATTGCATTGCAAGTGTTTTATTCATCCTCAATCACCTCCAGCAGTTCACCGTTCGTACTGGTTACCGATGCTTCCAGATGCTGGATGCCGGTGATCGTCTGGCTGAGAATGTAGGTCTGAACAACCGTGCCGTCTTCTGCTGTCAGTTCGATGTAGTCTCCGCTTTCAAGGTACGGAAGACCTCTCATCTCCAAATCTACAGGAGTGAAATTCACAACTCGTGCATTCGGAGCGAAAAACGTCTCAAGGATCTCCTGCATTGTGTCCTGATCAAGATTGGCATTTGCAAGCACTTCGTTGTTTTCGAATGTGTAAACGCTGTTCCCGTCCCCAATTTCAAAGGTCTTCTGCTGATCTTCGTCTTTTTCTCTGTAAATAACAATCGCTCTGCCTATCGCGTCAATCGGGTTTTCATCCCACCAAAACTCGCTCCAATCGGACGTGGAAACAGGAATTGCAGCTGGATTTTCTGACATCTGGAAAAACTCAAGGCTTCCGTCTCTTACGGGCTTGAAAAACCATCCGCAAAGCTCAAGCTGGCCTTTGATGTAGTTGATCAACGAGTAAGCATTTGCAAATGAATACGACTGCAAAGTTTGGCCGATAACCGGATAGCTGATTTTCTGTTTCAGTGTCGATTTGAAACTCATTTCGACACCGCTGAAAATGTTTGTTAAGTCAAGCTCGTGTTTGTTAAGTTCTGTACCGGTCTTGTAATTAAATGACTCTGTCGGGTTGTTATCGACAAGCAAATAATAATATCCGTGAGGAACATTAATCTGGCCGAGCGTGAATGCTGTTTTCCCGTTTCCAATTCTCGCGTACATGACATCAGATAAAGACTGGCCTGTGACCGCGACAACATTGCTATAAATCATGCCCTTAACCGCCATAGAATAATCAAATGACGGATAAAACAGATTATCTGCCATCAGATCATTCAAAAAAGCGTCAACCGTAGTGAAATCAGACTCTTGAAGCGTTGTCTCCCAGTCAATGCCGAGATCATCTCGGATATATTGCCGAATTGCTGTTTTTTCCATCCCGACTTTGCGGTCTGATATGATTGTGTAAAGATCATCTATTGTCACTCCGTTTGGTACTCTCGAATACGTGTCAATGTAAGACTGCAACGTCAGCGTGTGTTCTGCCGTGTCGTTCTCAAGATATACTATTGCCGTATTGTCAAGATGTGGCGTTTGTCCGCCGCTGCGTGGTGTTAAAACAGTTGTTGTCCATTCGGAGCGGGTAAACATTGACCGCTGATTGCAGAGAGCCGCAAAGAGCTTGTACAAATTCGGCACATAGTTCCCCTCATTAGGCACAGGTGTCCGGTTCTTCAGCGTTTCAAAAGTGACCTCTGTTTCATTCTCATTGATGCTGTCACTGAATGCTGTTATCTTCCTCTGCCACATAGCTCCGTGATCCCTTGGGCAAGTGTCAACTTTGAACCGCCCATAAGGCACACGGTAATAGACCTTCCCGTCATACTCGCACGTTTGAGGCTCCAGAAAATCAAGCGTTGGATCAACCGGGTTATCAGATGCCCACGCAGATCCGAGCCGGGTGCAGTCAATTTCTATCGCCGCTTCAATGTATGCACCTCTGACATTTGGAATTCCAACCGCTGTGAATTCAAGTTGTGATGCTTCAGCAAGGCCAAACTTAAAATATTGCTGTGAGCAAAGGCTTTCGGTAAAGCTCACGCTCTCGCTGATCAGGTTTTCGTTGTTCAGATCTGTGTATTCCCCATTCGGGAACCGAACATGAAAGTTCTTCTTGACAGTGTCAGAACTGAACAGGGCTTTGACTTCATCGGAAATATTCAGCATATCGCATCACCTTTCTGTGATCTGAAGCGTCACGCCGTGATACTTCATCGGGCTTGACAAATCCCACTTTGTTTCGCCGACAATGTCAAGATAAGCGTTGATTGTTTCAGCTGTGCCTGTGTTCGAGCAATAGACCGTGACCTGATAATACCCATCCACATCCATCTCCGTCTGCAACAGATTCAAGAATGTCGTGTATGCCGTTTCGCGTGTAAACTTGAGATACACCGTCCCGGCGATCCTCGTCCGTGACAACAGTCGATGAGAAATGTAATTCCCATCCACCCACTCTTCAAAGATTTCATCTTTGTTGACTGCGTGTTTCTCTACATCCTCAAACCCGGTCAAATCGGTTGTGCTGATTTTGAAAAGATTAGTCAAGGCCATAATTACACCCCCATCGCAAAGGCATTGTAACCGGTTGCCTTTGTGCGTGTGTTGTTGGTCTTGCTCATCACCCGGAACAGGCTCCTGGCATCTCCATGAAGAACAACGTTGACAGTTACGTTTCTATCCTGGCTTCCGACAAGCTCACGCAGCCTGTCAAGCCCCATAACAATCTCTGCGCCTGCTCCGTCACCAAATCCTTTTAGTCCAGCTTGAGTCGCAAGGACAGTCGGAGATGTGAACAGAACAGGATTGTCATAGGCTCGCTTGTACCAGTCAATGCTAATGCTTGGCGCTGTTCCCTTGCCGCCTAAACCATAAGGCGGTACGCCACCGCTGATGTTAAAGTGTGGAACTTTCAGTTTTGGCAGACTCCATGAAAACTTCAGCAGTGACTTTAGCCTCGTGACAGCGTTGGAAACAATCGACTTGATGGTATTAAAAGTTGTTTGAATTTTCGTTTTCATGTTATCAACCGCCGTGGAAACAGCAGTTGTAATGTTGTTCCATGTGTTTGTAACGGTCGTTTTTACCGTATCAATCACCGTTGTTACAGTAGTCTTAATTGCTTCCCATGTTGCGGTAACGCTTGCTTTCATGCTGTTCCATGCTGCAACGGTATCAGCTTTCAACTGATTCCATCCTGCCACTACACCGTCAACGAACTCGATTGCTTTGGCTTTGAGAGTATCCCAGTTCTTATAAAGCACAACGCCGATAGCAACAAGAGCTGCGATAACGGCAATGGCCAAGCCAACAGGACTTAACAAAAAACTGAATGCGCTCACAATTGCGCCAATCCCGGTTATAACTTGGCCGATAATAATAAGCAAAGGTGCGACAACCGCAACCACCGCCGCAATCGCCATAACAAGTTGCATCTGCTCCGGTGTAAGTTGCCCGATCCACTCTGCCAGTTTTTCAACCGCCGCTGCAAGCTTCTCGACAACAGGAGCCGCCGCCTCAGCGATCTTCGCGCCAAGTTTCATTGCAGACCCCTTGAACGTCATCTTCATCCGGTCAATTGAGTCATTCATGGCGTTCATCGAGTCAAGCGTATCTTGGTCAAGAATAATGCCTAACCGTTCTGCTTCATCACCATATTCCTGAAGTCCCTTGCCGCCGTCATCAATGATACCGGCCAGCTCGTCAGCGCTCTTGCCGAACAAGTCCATTGCGACCTGATCTCGTTCTGTTTCGTTCTCGATGTGTGACAGAGCTTCAACGGCCTCAAAAAATACGTCATTCGCGTTTCGGAGATTTCCGTCAGCGTCCGTAACGCTCACGCCCAAACGCTGAAATGTTTCGTTGGTTTCCGTCATTTTCGGCTTCATTTTTCGCAAAGCCCCAACGATGTCATCAAACGAAACGTCAATCAGATCTGCCGCATATTGCAACTTTTGGATTTCTTCAGTTGTAAGCCCCGTTTGTTTTGCAAGCGTGTTCAGATCATCTGCGCCGGTCACAGCTTTCATCCCAAGGCCTATCATCGCGGTGAGAAGGCCTGCCGCCGCCGCAGAAACAGGTTTGAACTTATTGCCAAGCTCGGTGACCTTCTGCCCGAATGCTGAAATCTCTTTCCCGGCCTGCATCACAACCTGTTTTGCGACAGAGCCAAAGCTGTGATACTCGCCCTCAAGCCTGTTCAAATCCTGCTCTGTTGCAATGATTTCACGTTGCAGCGCGTCCCATTCATCGGAACCTTTCTGCACCTGTGACTGCGCGTTTTTCAGCTCTGCCAGCCTTTGTTTTGTGGTCGAGATTGCCGTCTGGAGATTTCTTTGCTTTTGACTTAAAAGTTCCGTGTTTTTCGGATCGAGCTTCAAGAGTTTGTTGATATCTCTTAAATTGCTCTGCGTGGTTTTGAGCGTCTTGTCAACACCCTTTAATGCAGTTTGTAGTTTTGTGGTATCGCCGCCGATTTCAATTGTGATACCCGCAATTCTTCCCGCCATTTACATCACCTCAAAAGCGGTCAAAATCATCTTGTGTTGCGATCTGTTTCCAGTTGTAGTCATCGTTTGCCGCTTCCGTCAAAATGTCGTAGATCATACCTAAAGAAAGGCAGTCTAAATCATCTAATTTTAGACCGATTTGGACTGCCCTTAACACTATCAGAGCGGTGGAGGATGGCCGCTCCGTCCGCTTCATTTTTTTTTACTGTCAATCGTCCCGGCTGACGCTTCCAGATAGAACTCTTGGATTTCATCCATTGCATCCATCAGATCTGCGAAGGAAAACTCATCCATCCAATCTTCAAAGTCATCTTTGGTGAGCTGATTTGCGGCTTTGCGGCCTAATTCGCCGACCTTTGCCATAACAAACGCCATGCGGAAAAACGGCTGAATTGCCGTCTCCGGATGACTCATGTCAAGCAGGGAAATAAAATCCTCGTTGAAGATATTCTGATAGCACACGTTGACGGATGCAGCAGAACACATCTTGTATTCGTTTTCACCGATCTTGATAGTTTTGTAGAGCATTGGTTACCTCACAATCAGGTTGTAGGCTGAGTCACCGTGGTGAACCAGTTGCTATAGGCGGCATCGCCGGGAACACAGCTCGCTTTGACGATGTCCTTCTGGAGTTTGGAATTGTAGATGCTCGTTGCTGTGAGGGTGACCGTTTCGGTCTGCGGCTCAATGCTTTCCTCTTTGGTGCTGCCGGAAACGCTCGGCCTGTTCATCGTGCAGTTGTAAAGCACATGCCGCCTTGCGTGGACATCGCCCTCAAACTGGAAAGCAAAAGCAAAGTGGACAACCGCCGCACCTGCATCCTCAATCAGAAGTCCCGTGGTCTGATCGGAGATGTAGCCGAGAATGCTGGTCAGCACCGCATCAGGGATCTTCGCAAGCTCCCAGTCTCCCTCATAGCCGTTATTTGCAACACTGGTGTAATACGCAATGTTGTCGGCATAGAAGATATGGGTTTCGCCCTGCTGGTCAAGGCTCAAAGAAACAGAGCCGGGAACCGGGATCGCTTCGCCGTAGGTAGCAGTACCATCAGCGGCGATTGTCGCCGGAAAAAGTGTGGCATTGCGAATGCCGTATTTAATCTTGTTGGTATCAGGCATTTTCAATTCTCCTCTGTAATAACAATTTCGGTCATATAAGTGACCATGTACATTTGTTCCGAGTCCAGAACAGTTTCTTCCCTCGAATAAACAAGACCGTTGCTGTTCAACACAGCTTCAACGGTCTCTTCAAGGGCAAAGTCTTTGTTGTCGGTGTAAAGCTCAATGGATAGCGGCCGAATCTTCTGAAAGTTGGTGTTGTCAGCGCGGAAGTCGTTTGACCGTTCAAAGAAAAAACAGATGAACGGGCAAGCCTGAGTCGTGCCTTGTGGAAACTGATAATAAGCGTATGGGACGCCGATGCTGCCAACCAGCGCGGCTACCTGTTTGTAAGTCATAGCTTGCTTTTCACCTGGCTTTCGAATTCTTTGATGATTTGTTCTTCCACTCTTGCGATGTGGGGAAACGCGCGCGATCTGCCTCCATTTCTCAACGCGTGACCATATTCGAGCAAATGTGGCAAACCGGGAACGTCCCCGTTGTAAATTGCGCCCTGCGCGGATACGCGCCCAGTTTCAACCTGTGAAGTCCATCCGTTTGCATAACGCCCAGAGCCACCGACCGCACTTGACGCGGCACTTCTAACAGCCTTTGTGCCTTTTTTCGTGATGTCCTTCACGATACTGTTGAGGTTTCCTCTGACATCATCGCCGTATTTTCTGAGGATCTTCTCCACTTCCGCACCGAATTGGTCAATCCTCACTGACATTATTTACGCCGCCTTTCCGCTCGACATAAAGCTCAAGCGCATCCGTTTTTGCGTGATAGGTGCGATAAATGGAATAAGGCTTGCCGTTGTAGATGCATTCGCGCTCGCCGTCATAATCGCCGAAAAAGATGGTGAAACGAAACTCAGGGTTTAACCCGTTTCGCCCGCCCTCAAAAAATTCAGACCTTGTCACGCTGTTGACCTGGCAAAAAACATCATGACTTGTTTTTGTTTCTTCCCACACACCAAAAGCGTTTTGCGTCTGCGTGGTTTTAACCAGCGTTATAACTTCGCTTCTGTCCATCATTCCACCAGCCAATCTGTGTAGCCTGTGCAGGATGCAAGTTGCGCTTTCTGTTCGTCATAGCTTTTTTTGAGCCGGTCATAATCGTCAGGCTGCCCAAAGTGCATCCGAACATAAGTGATGCAAGCTTGCTGAACAAGGTCATTTGCTTCAGCGGGAACGATTACCCCCGCAACGCCAATGTCAAGCAACGCCGCATTCAACAGGCTCAATATTTCGCTATCAAAAGCATCAGTTGTGACCCTCAACGCAAGCTTCGCCGCCGTCAACATACTTGATCCTGTCATTCTATGTCACCTCAGTTTTTCTTCACTCTTGTTGTTTTTTTCTTCTCCTCAACAACAGGCTCGGCAACTCCGAGCGACACAAGGTTATTAAAAGCAACCGGGGAAACCTCAACGATCTCCCCGGCCTTCATATTAATTCTTGCGTCCTTAATCAAACGTACCTTCATCAGGTAGAGGGCTTGGTCACGTTCACAAAGCGACCAGGAGCGGTCAGGGCAATTGCCACATACTGACGGCCCACGATTTTGACCATATCGGCCTCGGCCTCGGACAGATCGTCATACTTGATAGCAACGCCGTCACCCTCCGGGTAGTTGGCCTGAACGCCATTGAGGTCACCGACCACCATGTAAACGGCATTTGCGCTCGCAGTGGCGTAAGCCGGAAGCGCATCGCTGAACAGAACAGGCAGACCCTCAAAAATGTCCATCGCATAGTTTCCAGCATACTGCGCAGCTTTGTAGGCGGCAAAAGTAAGCCGATTCATAATAACGACAGGGTTTGCCGCCCCATCAGACAGATAGCCCATAGCAGTCGCAACCGCGCCGAGAGCAGGATCGGCAGCAACTTTGGGAACACCGATAGCGTTTGCGGAACTGGAAGTAGGAGCGCCAACAACAACTCCGATGGCAGTCGCAACAACCTTGCGAACAATCTGGTAAGTCAGTTCATCATACACATAGCGCAGAAAGGCTTCGCCACCCATCGTGACGGCCTCGTCACTGATGCGGACAAACTTCTTGACGGTCTGGGGAACCATGTTGATGATGCCGATCTGGAGATTTTCCTCGTCAATCGCGCCAGAACCCTCGGCGTGAACAACAGCAGGGTCAGCGGACAGTTCAAACGCAACCTTAAGATTACCACGGAAGAAGGTGCGGCGCAGTCTGCGCGCAATCTCGTCACGCTCCCATGCGGTACGCACGATCTCGTCAACGATGACAGGCACAGGCACGGGGCCGTCCTTACCGGTGATGTTGCCTGCGTTGTCTGTCAGAATAGCACGGCACTCGGTGTCACGCCCGGTCTTGATGTAATTGGCATAAGCGTCCACATAGGACGGCATAGCACGGATCTCGTCAAAGGTCATTTTCTTTACCTCGTCTTTCTCAATTTTGTTGGTTACTTCGCCAGCCCCGTTTGCAACGGCGGCACGAAGATCTGTCTTGCGCTGTTCGGCCTGCTTGCGGTTTTCAATCTCATCGTTGATAGCCCTGACTTCAGACTCAAGCGCGTCAAGGTCTGCTTCCGGCGCGTCCAGCTCCACAGCAATTGCAGATCTGCGTTCCAGAAGCTGCTCAATGGTCATTTCAGAAAAGTTCATTTGTTTACCTCCGTAAGAATTCTGATTCTTTGCTTTTTGCGTTCGCGCTCTTCCCGCTCCAGTCGCTCCGCTTTCTCTGCTTCAATCACTCCGTTGAAGTAGTCGCGAGTCGAAACGCTTAATTCGGTTCCCGGATTCGCTGGAAAGCTGACGGGTGAAACGTCATACACTTTCGCAATTCTGGAAATTGTTCTTGTGTGCGTTTCCTTGTCGTAGCTGTCCCCGCCTTCGGCAACAGAAAACGCAAAGGACATTTTTGGGTAGTTGCCTGCTTTAATATCGGCAAACAGTTCCCTTGCCCTTTGCGTTATTCCCAGATTTGTTTTTTGACCAAGTCCGTGATCATCGTGCCACAAGTTCACAGTCCCGGCAGAAGTTCTTGCGTAAACCGGCCCTTCGTGGTCAACTCTGAACACAACATCTGTCAAGTCGGCATCATCAAACGCAGTCGGTTCAATGCGTTCTGAATAGTCAACGCCGTCAATTGTAAAAAGGACATACGGTTCAAATGTTGAAGCGTATCCTTCAACAAAGTATTCGTTTTCTTCGTTCTGCTCTTCAAGGATGCGCAAGTCCATATTTCTATATTCACGTTCTTTACTCGGCATCGTTACTCACCTCATTTACGTTGTAGTATTCGCCGCGGATCGGCAGCTGTGAGCCAATCAGTTCAGGCAACGGCGGCAAATTCCAAATTTCCCTGATCTCGTTTCTGGTCATCAAACCACGGTCTGCCATCTGCGCCGAAACATTCAGCTTGTCAGCGTTGCTCATGTATGCAATTCGGTTCGCCGTTGCCATGACATAATTGCCTTGCGACTGTTCGCGGAATGTGAAAAGCATTCGCGTCATGACTTCGCTGAACTGGATTGCCCAAGGTTCAACGGCCCCTTCATAGAACGCTGCCCAAGTGTCAGAATTGAACTTGTTTTGCAGAATGTCTTCGTTCACACCGAAGTATTCAAAGACATTCGCCCGGATCTCTTTCATCTGCTCGGCATCAACTGTGAACGGCTTGCTTTCAATCTGCTTGATATTTGCATATGTGTTCGGGAACAGAAGCAGGCCGTTGTTGTCAGCTTCGCTTGCAAGGTTTTCAGCCGTGAAACGTTTTCTTTCTTTCGCCAGATCCTCGGCCTTGCTAAAGTTGGATAGCTGCGCCATGAATCTGTAAGTTGCGGCAGACTTCACGCCCTCTTTGATGCCCTGATCCTGAATGTGAATCAAGTCCATAGTGGGAATCAAAGCGTGATTGTTTTCACCAAAGAAATCGTTCTTGTACTGCATCCGTGTCATGATGCCGCAATATTCAAGTTCAACTGCGGCCTTCTGCTCCCGGCTGAACTCATAACGCAGATATTGAACGCCGTTGAACTGAACCATTTCACAGCGTTCAGGCACAGGCGTGAAGATGCCGCTGATCTCTCCGTATTCATCCCAAACAGGCGTTATAAACAGCGTGTTCGTGTTGTAGTAGATCGTTGCCGCCCTTGCAAGGAACTGTGACCACGTTTGAAATTCGTTTGGCCCGTGTGCAAGTTTTCTTTGCAAAGCGGGTTTCGCTGCGCCGAAGGTCTGAACATTCAGCTTTGAAATGTGCGTTGCAAGCGCGTTGATGCTTGCCCGGACAAGTTCACTTTCGTAAATCTCGCCCCTGAAATTGGTGAAGCACGGTTCATAGCCGTTAAGCATACGAAACGCGCCTTCATATTTTCCTTGTGGTTCTTTGGGTTTGTTTTTGAATAGCCAATCAAACAGGCCCATTTGCATCACCTCAGTTTTTAAGCTGTTCGCCTATATCGGCAAAGTGCTTCTGTCTTACTGTCATTGCGTCAAGCAGAGCTGCGCAAGCGTCAATGTGAACGGTAGGATTCAGTTTGACCAGTTTCCCCCGGCCCCGCTCAACCGACATTTTGATTGCCGAATTCAGCAAGTGCATTTTCAGCAAGTCGTTGTCACCTATGTGAATCTTGTTATCTTCAAGCAGGCCCTGTGTTTCCTGAATCACGCCGTGAAGGTTGTCACCCTGAAATACATCATCCATGTGAAACCCGTATTGCTTCATTTGCTGTGTCAGATAGTCCGCAGAATATCGGTCATAACCGATTTGAAGCGGGAAAATCTGATACTGTTCAACCAGTTCGCAAAACCAGTTGTAACAGTCGTTATAATCAACGAAGTTGTCACCAGATGGAAACAGCAAGCCCCTTTGAATGTAAATCTTGTATGGAACGCCGTCACGCTGTTCAGCTTCGTCTATTCGTTCAGACGGCAACCAACAGCGGCAGAAAACATAAAGTTCGCCGTTCTTTTCGATCACAACGACAGCGGCAGTCAAGTCACGCGTCTGTGATAGGTCAATGCCGCCAACGCAATAAGAATTGCGGAAATCTTCAAGCTGCAAGTGTTCACCGCAGGCCCTTTCGACAATCTGCGCAGGCAACCACGCAAGCGAACTGTTCTGCTTCAGACAGCAGTATTTTGTTATGAACTCGGCTTTTTTGCTTAAAGAACCTTCAGCAACAGCAATTTCCTCAAGCATATAGTCAACGGAAACACTCACGCCCAAGTTGGGATTTGATTTCCGCAGTTCGTTGATATCGTTCCACTTGTTAACATCGTCAATCATGTATAAAAAAGGCAACAGCTTCTTTTCTTTGCTGTCACCCAGTAAAAACCTTGTGGAACGCTTCACCAACTCGTCATAGATGCTGCCATTAACATATCCGGAAGTCGTGCATGAAAGCAGGATGCCTTCAGGACGCGCCCCCATGCCTGACTTCATGACTTCGTATTGCTTTAATCCCTTGTCCCCTTCCCAAGCTGCGATTTCATCGCAGATCGCAAGAGAAGGGTTAAAACCATCAGACTTCTTTGCGCTGAAGGCAATCTTCTTTACATTGCTGTTTGTTCCCAGAATCGCAATGTCCGACTGTCTGCGCCTTGCGTGGTTGGAATCGTCATGAATCTTCTTGTTGTGTTCATCACGTTCAAGCTTCAGTTCTTCTTCGGCCTGCCATTCAGGGTCAAGCTGAATCATCTGCCAAATGTTGTTATAAACAATGTCGGCCTGATCCAGCTTCGGTGCAATGCAGAAAACCTTTGCGCCGAAACCGCCGTCAACCATGAATTCATACTTTCCAACGCCTGACGCAAAAATTGACTTACCGTTTTTCCTTGCTACGACAAGCAGAATTTCACGAAACTGCCTGAATCCATTTTTATCTACGATTCCAAACACAGCAGATAGAAAAGCCTTCTGCCAAAGTTCAAGTTTGATTGCACCAGGCGCAAGCGGCCCTTCCGTGTGGAAACAATGCGTTTCAAACCAATCAACCGCCCTGTTCGCCTTCTGCTGGTCGAAGAAAAACGCTTTTGTTTCAAGCCCGTTGACAAGATATTCGTACAAAAGCGTTATCCACTTGCCAACGGTCACAGAACCATTTTTAATTTGCTGATAGTATGCGAAAATATAGTTATCTTCGCTTTGTTTGGCTTTTCTTCTCGGCATATCTCTCTCAGTCAGCTTTTTTCGAG